ACTGAATGAGAAAGAAGTTAGGGATATGACTAAATCCCAACTTATTAAAGGTGCTTTCCGAATGCTCACACTCAAATTAGGTCAAGCAAATGTCCCGCTCATTGTCACAAATCATACATATGATGTCATCGGAGCTTACGTACCAACTAAAGAAATGGGAGGAGGTTCTGGACTCAAGTACGCAGCAAGCACGATCATTTATCTCAGCAAAAAGAAAGAAAAGGATGGAACGGAAGTGGTCGGAAATATTATCAAGGCTAAGACTGCTAAATCGCGTTTGAGTAAAGAAAATAAAGATGTTGAGATCCGTTTGTATTATGATGAGCGGGGCCTTGATCGTTATTATGGTCTTTTGGAGCTTGGTGAACTTGGTGGACTCTGGAAGAATGTAGCAGGACGTTATGAAATGGATGGTAAGAAGATTTATGCCAAACAAATTCTTGCAAACCCAGAAGAGTATTTCACTGATGAAGTGATGCAAAAACTTGATGCGATTGCAAGAGAGGAGTTCAGTTACGGCAAATGATTAAGATTCTGAAGACAAGAATTAATGTATCAAAAGTTGTAGAACAACTCAAAAAATATCCACAAGACTGGGATCATCAAAAACAATTGAAAGATTCTCAGTCTTTAGTTGATAGGGGATTTGCTGACTTGCCAGTAAGTGCTCTTCAACTTATAATAGGTGGAGTTAAAAGTAAAGAAGACTTTGTTGGAGACTCTGAAATTAATATTAAGACTCCTGCATATGAGCATCACAGTGAAATTAGAAAGATCATACGTAAACAATTTGGAAATAGAGAGTTGCACCGTTGTGGTTTTCTTTCTTTGCCTATTGATGAAATTGTAGGAGCACATATTGATGAAGGAACTTATTATCTAACAAGAGATAGATATCACCTTTCTATTTTGGGAAGATATCAATATTTCTGTGGAACTGATAGTGTAATTGTTGAACCAGGAACTCTTTTTTGGTTTAATAATAAACTACCTCACGGAACAGTTAATATTGGTGATGAAACAAGAATAACATTTGTATTTGATATGCCTTATGGACAAAGTTGAGTTTTTAATTCTTCGCAATCTTCTTTATAATGAAACTTATTTAAGAAAAGTTATTCCATTTATTAAGTCTGAATATTTTGAAGATTTTAATCAAAAAATTGTATTTGAAGAGATTCTAAAGTTTATTCAACAATATAATGAACTTGCAACAAAAGAAGTTCTCTGTATTGAAGTAGAAAAACGTCAAGATATTAACGACACCTCTTTCAAAGAAATCACACATCTAATTGAATGTCTTGATGACGTTCCTGCAGAATTTAACTGGTTAGTTGATACGACTGAGAAATGGTGCCGTGATCGTGCCATTTATCTTGCATTGATGGAGTCTATTCATATTGCAGATAATAAAGATGAAAAGAAGAACCGTGATAGCATCCCGTCAATTCTTTCAGATGCCCTTGCTGTATCTTTTGATACGCACATCGGACACGATTATCTGTTAGACTACGAAGCACGTTATGAGTCCTATCATAGAAAGGAAGAGAAAATTGAATTCGACCTTGAATACTTTAACAAAATCACAAAAGGTGGTTTACCTAATAAGACTCTCAATATCGCTCTTGCTGGTACGGGTGTCGGAAAAAGTCTCTTTATGTGCCACGTGGCTGCTTCCGTCCTATTGCAAGGCAGGAACGTTTTGTATATCACTCTTGAAATGGCGGAGGAACGAATTGCTGAAAGAATTGACGCAAATCTTTTGAATATTCCTATTCAGCAACTTAATGAACTTCCAAAGTCAATGTTTGAGAATAAAGTTACTAATCTTGCAAAGAAAACTCAGGGAACTTTAATCATTAAAGAATATCCAACTGCATCTGCTCATAGTGGGCATTTTAAATCTCTGTTGAATGAACTTTCCCTTAAGAAGTCTTTCAAACCAGATATTATTTTCATTGACTATCTTAATATTTGTTCTTCCTCTCGTTATCGTGGAAACAGCAACATTAACTCATACACTTTTATTAAGGCAATTGCGGAAGAACTTCGGGGACTTGCCTGTGAGTTCAATGTTCCAATTGTAAGTGCAACACAAACTACAAGAAGTGGTTATGGTTCTTCTGATGTTGAATTAACCGATACTTCAGAATCTTTTGGACTTCCTGCTACTGCAGATCTTATGTTTGCTTTAATTAGTACAGAAGAACTGGAGGGACTTGGACAGATTCTAGTCAAACAGCTCAAGAATCGTTATAATGATCCTACTATCCACAAACGTTTTGTAATTGGTATTGATCGTGCCAAAATGAGACTTTATGATTGCGAACAGTCGGCACAAGAAGATATCCTTGACAATGGTAAAGAAGAAGAGTATGATTATGAAGAAAAGAAACCTAAAAAATCATTTGAGGGATTTAAGTTTTGATTAATATTAATAAAGAAATTCTTCCTGATGGATCTACTAAATTTACTATGACTGAAAGCAAAGTGATTGATACAAAAAAATATATTGAATTTGTTCGTCAAACTACAAGTCCTGCAAGTAGTGATTTCGCAGCACTTCTTGCACGTATGACTGAACTTGAAGCAACGAATGATGCAGATGTTCCTCGCCTTTTAACTGCTGCTCTTGGTATGACAGCAGAAGCAGGAGAATTTACTGAAGTTGTAAAGAAAATTGTAATGCAAGGAAAACCTTATAATGAAGAAAATGTTTTTCATATGAAGAGAGAACTTGGTGATATTTGTTGGTATCTTGCGCAAGCTTGTATGGCACTTGATACTAACTTTGAAGAAGTTCTTCAAATGAACTACGAAAAACTGAGTGCAAGATATCCGGAAGGGACATTTGATGTATTCAGAAGTGAAAATCGTGTGGAGGGAGACCTATGACAAAAGAAAAACAAGTAACAGTTAAAATGGATACTCGTAGTGCAGCAGCAGTTCGTCAAGTTCTTTTTGAAGCACAACGAGGATATACTTATGATGAAGTAAGTGTCCCTCCTCGTATTGCTGATATTCGTTCAGTCATTCAAAGTATTGACGATAATATTGGTGCTGTTCTTGGTGCTTGACCCTTTACGGGTCTTTTTTATAAATAACTAAAAAAGTATTTGTAAAAATGGATTCTAAAGAACTGCGCGGTTTAATGGAAGCATACTCTGAAGTTTATGCTCCTCAAGAAGAAATTGAAGAAGCAGTAAAAGGTGCTTCTCGTCACGACACTGAAATGAGAAAAGCAGCAGCATCCGAAAGAAGATCGGGTGTAAAAAATCGTCTATCAGCATCTGCAGGTAAAGCGAATGCTGATAAGATGGAAAGAGACGTGAAATATATGGATAAATTGACTAAAAATAATAAAATCATTGTTGGAATGGCTCACGAAGAAGTAGATATATTTGATACTGTTCTTGAGTTCCTCCAAGTAGAAGGATTTGCAGAAACTCTGGAAGAAGCAGAGTGGATGATGGCGAATGTGATTGATGAGGAAGCAATTTCTATTGTTCTTGGTGAAGCACAACACGCTCGTGAGAACCCTGAAAAGTATGAAAGAGAGCAGAGCAAAAAGTCTGCTCCTGTTCGTGGAGAAAGAACTCCTATGCCACCAAGAGGTGATAAGCGTAGAGAGGACTTTGAGAAGTGGTATGCTGCTAATGTCCGCTGATAAATAACCACGGAAGGTTGCTCTAACCCACTTGACTTTTAGTTGAGTGGGTTTTATAATACTGATATCGGGGATATAGCTCAGTTGGTAGTAGCACTTGCTTTGCAAGCAAGATGTCATCGGTTCGAGTCCGATTATCTCCATTCTAAATACTTGAAAAGGTATCTGACAACTGATGGCTACTAGTGCTACAGAAACTGCTAAGCAAGAAAATGGTTCAAGAATTTTTTTTGAATCTGTTATTGAAACTGGAAAGGAACCGTCAGATGCAGTTATGCTAAAAGTTTATGATGGGTATAATGCTGAATGGAAAGAAACATATAGAAAACAAGTAACAGCATTAAAAAAATTTTTAGGATCGAGTAAAGGGTATGAGTATTCTAGAGATTCGGGAATAATGCCTTATATTGAAAGTATTGCTAAAAAAGATTGTGGAGTTTCTGTCAAAGATAGATGGAATCCTATGGATATTGTGATGGTTAAAAAAAATATGAAAAAAACTGTTGAAGGAACAATAAGAGAACTTACCAATATTGATGGAATCAGTCAGCAAGCAAATCTTTCTCTTTTGAATACTTATATGAAAGAGGCATTAGAAGATAAAATACTAATTGGCGTTTCTTTGAAAGCAATATCAAAAAATAAAAAAGTTGCCAGTGTGGAATTGGCAAATATGGGTGGCGACAAAACTGGAAGAGTTGATATTGATCTTATTCCAGGTTCATTGAAATGTACCCTTACTTTGGGGAAAAAGGCAAATTTTTTATTCGATACTGGAGAACTTGGATTTGATTTGAGAACAGAATCCGGTGGTCAAATACACGGACAATCTAGAAATTTTCAATACTCTCAAGCAAGGAATGTGGTTCAAACTGATTTGACACCAAAAGGAAAAGATGCTGGCGCAAAACTTGGAAAAGTTTCTAGTGTTGCGATGGACAAGTTCTTTTCGGATCTTGGAATGACTAGACCATCATCTGCATCTAAACATCCATACATTCCTGCTGTAGGAAATTGGAATGATGTTGATAAAAAATACTGGATAGATTTGTATAATAAGCTTAAGAGTAATTCTATGGTAGATTTTGGCGAAGTTGCAGTATATCAGGACGGTAAAAAAATTGGAGATACTTTTGACGAGGTTTTGGAAAATGCAATTATATACGAAACAAACACAAGTGATAGAAGTTCTGCGGGAAGATTTTCTTCAAAACTTATTGCTATGGAATGGGCTAATACTTGGGTTCAAATATCCAAAAAAGGAGAAATCAAAAACTGGTGTAGAGTTTTATACTATGGCGCAAAGAAAGAATTTGGATCTTCAAATGGTCCATTTTTGAAGATTTACTAAACAAATAAATATAAGTATATCAAAGTACAATATGAAGAATTTTTTCCAATTTCTAACTGAGGCAACTCAATCGCAAGCATCGATGCAAGCGAAGAAGTTAAACCTCAAAAGTGACGGACACGGTGGTTGGTTAGACAGTCGTGGAGAATTTGTTGCGAAAACAGAAAAAGGAAAACTTGTATTTTATGATAAAGGTAGAGTAGAAGGTGAAAAAGATCAACCAAAAGGTGTAGTAGGCAAATCCTCAGCACCAGAAAAACCAACAGCAAAACAGACTGCACCAACCGCATCAAAAGTACCAGCAAAAGCAGAACCTCCAACTGCTGATGTTCCTACAGATAGTGATACATTAACTGTTGCATTTGGTCGCTTCAATCCACCAACAGTTGGCCACGAAAAACTTTTAAAGGCAGCAAGAAAAGCGGCAACTGGTGGGGACTTGAAAATTTATCCTTCAAGAACTCAAGATCCTAAGAAAAATCCATTGGATCCTGATATGAAGATTTCATTTATGAAAAAAATGTTTCCAGATTTTGAGAACAATATTATTAATGATGATGAAATGAAATCAATTTTTGATGTATTAATTGCAGCAAATGATGAGGGATATGCAAATATTAATATTGTAGTTGGATCTGATCGCCAAGCAGAATTTGAAAATCTGGCTCAAAAGTATAATGGCGATCTTTATGAGTTTGATTTAATTCGTGTAATTTCTGCTGGCGTGAGAGATGCAGATGCTGAAGGTGTAGAAGGAATGTCTGCATCTAAAATGAGAAAAGCAGTCATTGAAGATGACTTTGCCTCATTCCGTAGAGGAACACCAAAGACTCTTGACGACGGAGATACGCAAGCACTTTTTGATGCAGTTCGTCAAGGAATGGGTGCAAAGAAATCACAACTTAAAAAAGAGTCATATTCACTATGGGAAATCGCACCAAAATTTGATCAAGAAACTCTCCGCGAAAATTATATAAAAGGTAAAATTTTTAAGGTTGGTGATGTTGTAGAGAACTTAAATACTGGATTAGTTGGTAAAATTGTTCGTCGCGGAACAAATTATTTGATTTGTGTTACAGAGCAAGAAAATATGTTTAAGTCTTGGATTAAAGATGTGATGGAATATACTGAAGTTAAAATGGATAAAAAGTATAGATTACCTGGAAAACCAAATACATTGGTTGGAACAAGTGGATACTTTAAGTATGCTGTTGATATGACTCCTGGATTTGAAAAGGGAAATAAAACAAATCTTCAACCAGGAGCAAAATCTTATAAAGGTTATAATGTATCAAATATTAGAGATTTCATAAATAAGTATAAGGTAAAAAGTAAGTAGAATTGCAATGTCAATCAATCCATTAAATGATATTTCTAAAGTATATCTGGAGCAAGTTATTGAGTCTTCACATCTTGAAACTGATATGAAGAAGCGTGCAGAGGCAAATGAAAAAGCACGCAAAGAGATGATGAAGACAAAGGCACATAAGGATATGGTTGCTACGGTAAGAAAGAAGTTTGATGAGGCAATGGATCCAGTAGGACAAGAAGACGCTGATATTGATAACGATGGTGATACTGATAAGTCCGACAAGTATCTTCATAAGCGTCGTAAAGCAATCGGTAAAGCAATTGCTAAAAAATCAGTAAAAGAAGGATATTCCAATTGGAGACAAGATCTTTCTGAAGTGATGAATGATATTGAAGATAATAAAAAAATTAAAGAAAAAAAGATCAATAATAAAATTAAAATTAATCCAAATATTGGTGAAGCAGTAGAAGATATTGGTGGAACTCTTCTAGAAATGGTTGAAATTGATGAAGTAGATTACATTATTGAGAGTGCGTATGATGAACTGCTTGATGATGGGTATGAAGAAGATGATATCGAAGAGGCACTTGAATATGCACTTATTGAGGCAAAAGTTACATTCGGACACGATACTCCAACTGAGAAAAAGAGAAGTGGTCTTTTATCTGCAGCAAGACAAAAACTTGCTTCAAAAGTTGGTGGTGCAAAGAAAGCAATGAAAAAAGCAGTTGCTTCTGGGGCAAGAAAAGTTGCTAAAAGTGCATTAGGTGTTGCTCGTAAAATAGAGGCGGGTGATAAAAAACCACAAACAGTAGAAAGAAAACCATCAACTTATCGTGGTGCTGGTGTAGGAACAAAAGAAAAAGTAAGCAGTGGTTCTTACAAAGCACCTGAAAAGAAAAAAGCAGAGACAGTTTCTGATCCTTGGGAAGGCAGTTACAAAAAATCCTCTGAGGTAAAAGTAAAAACTAAAAAAACTTCAGCACCAAAAGCAAAAGCACCCGCAAGAAAAAAGAAGTCTAAGTTAGATGATCTGCTTGCTTCAGTAAGAAGTGAGAGTGTTCATATTGATGAAAAAACTTTAACTGCTGCTGAGACTAAAGAAAAAGAAAGAATCGTGAAGTCGATGAAAGATAAAGCAGCAGACTTTGAAAAGAGATATCCTGGTCGTGGCAAAGAGGTGATGTATGCCACTGCCACTAAGATGGCAAAAAGGATGGCAGAGCAGGCAATGGAACTACAACCAAAATCCCAACAATCATCACAACTCCAAAAACCTGATCAGCAACAAAAAAAGTTGCAGCAACAACAAGATAGAATGAGACAACAAGAAGTTCAAATTCTTCAAAGAAAACTTCAAACATTAAGATCTGCACCTAAAGGATCTGATCCTTCTATTATGGCTGGATATGAACCAGGAGGTGAAATAATTGATGAAAGGAGAAAGGAAGATAAGGTTGCAGGAACTTCAAGAAAACCACGTAATCCTGCTTTTGAGTTAGTTGCCAAATCTATGGGTTCTAGTAGAGTGGGAGTTCAACCAAGAGGGAATAAGAAGGTTCCTGGGCAGAAGCCTCCTGCTGCAGGCGAATATGGTTCTGGAGTGAAATCTCCCGCACAAAAAATATCCGCTCGCCGTGCTGCTGCCCAAAGAGCTCAGGATATGATGCATTCGAGATTTGATTGATTGTTAAAAAACAGTAAAATCCCTAAATAGGTTAGGACACTTCCAAACACGGAGGACATTATGGGCGCACTTGTAGAACTCGTAAAACCACTTATTCTTGTAGCAATGAACTCTTGCCACACCAAGAGACTTGTATGTGATCTTCTTGACCGTTATGTCAAGACCACCGATAATGATATTGACAATGTACTTGCTGCAACTGTAAGAACAGCACTTCTTAAAAATTGCTGATAATTAAATATAACATATCTCAAAAAGGAGACCTTTAAGTAGGGTCTCTTTTTTTTATAAATATTCTTAGAATAACAAATTGTAGGTAACACGAATGGCACTCTGGGGAAATAATGATGCTAAAGGTTCTGGTGGAACAGTATCTCTTAACTATGATACCCTTGTTGTAACCGGTTCAGGCACTACTTTTGGGCAAGTGGGTGCTGCTGCCACTGGTGACATAATCAGATTTGGAAACAGAACTGGCACCTATTACGGTGACGCAGTAATCGTTGGTATTGCAAGCACAACTCAACTATCAATCGGTAGAACCTGTGGATTGAGTGGTGCTGCTATTTCTGGAGTTCAATTTGATATCAGCGAACTTCCAAAATACACAATTAAAGATAAGAGATACCAGCAAATTTTTACTGATACAACAGAAACTTCGCTTGTTCTTTCTACAACAGCATCCTTGACTGCTGGTATTGCGACAAGTATCGTATATGTTGGAAGCACTTCTGGAATTACAACGGGCGATACTTTAGTAAGTGGCAGTGTATCAAAAGTTGTGGTTTCTTTTGCTTCAACGTTTGTCTCTCTTGCTTCCACAATTGCTTCTGCAATTACTTCAGGAAGTAAGGTTGATTTTACTAGAGTGACTGGTGGTTATGAAGCATCAATTTATGGTGTTGCTGATGGTGGAATGGATTCTGCAGCAACTACCACATATCAGTTAAGTCACGCAGGTTGGGTTGGTATTCAAACCTATATGGATGCAGAGGGAAATCTAAGAGTTAAGAAAGAAACTCTTGTAGCAATGTCTGGTATTACTACTGGCAATACTCCACTTTATGATAGCAATCCACTGCTTTGATATTGTATGATTTTTAATGAATTGAATGAAGATAATTTTCTTCTATTTGCAATTAAACATTATGAAAATCCTCAGGCAGTCACCCGAGAGGATTTTGATAAAGATTTAAATCATTTTAAATATATTAAAAGATTATTGAAAAGATATAGAAATACTGGTGAACTTAAAACTCATCTTCTCTTGAATCATTTTATTATTCTTTATAATATATTTGGTGAAGCAACAACTCCTATGTTATTTTTTAAAATTGAAAAAGAACTCTGGTCTCCTGTGAAAAGTTTTATTATTTTTTTGAATAGACTTCCGGAATATCCAAAATCAAGTATTCACGATATACAAGTTGATTTAAATTGTTTATCTAAACTTCAACAAATCTATAATGGATCCCAAGAAACTTGATAAAATTATTTCAATCATCCGTGAGCAAATGGTAGCAAATGCTCCAGGTGGGTCTGGTGGATTTAGTGGATCTGCAGATCCAAAGGGACCTGTTGCGGGATTTGATCCCGTTGCGGGAAAAGTTCAAAAAAGATTTTGGAAAGGTAAAAGAAAACCTTGGTTAGACTATCTGAAAAATAAATAAAAGAAAGAGAATTCAAAATTAAAAATTGAATTGGGATACCTACAATACCCAAAACAATGGAAGAAGTAAAAGTAGCAATTCTAGAACAAAAATTAGAAGATTTGAAAGATATCATTGTAAAGATTGATGATGCTATTGAAAAGATGAGTGAGGTAAATAGTAATGTCGGTAAAATGCTTGCCGTTCATGAACAAAGAATTACCAAGCAAGAAGAGATTGACAACTTACTCTTTACTAAAATTGACAAACTCCGTGATAAAGTTGACAGCGATTATAACATCGTTGTCTCAAGAGTACAGGCAATAGAAAAAAGAGTGTGGATGGCAATTGGTGCAATTGCTTGCATTACTTTTTTGGCAAACAACACTCGCGTCATTGAAATATTGACACCAGAATCTCAAAGTCCTATAATGGAGCAACGCAACTTTAAGGCTTAATTATGGATTTTGTTGATGTTAAATACATCAATTTGATTTCTTCCCGATTCCAAAAGTTTAAAAAAGTAAAGAATAATCTTTACAACTTTAGGTGTCCGATTTGTGGAGATTCTCAAAGGAATAAAAATAAAGCAAGAGGATACCTATATCAAGTTAAAAATAATACAAACTTTAAGTGCCATAATTGCGGAATAAACATATCATTTAACAATTTTCTTAAACAAATAGATTCTGTAATTTATAAACAATACACTTTTGATAAGTTTAAAGAAGGTCATACTGGTAAAAACTTTACAGTAGAAGAACCTGTGTTTCATTTTGAAGCACCTCAATTTAAACCAAAGTTGAATCTGCCAAAAGCAAAAGAAAATCAAAAGGCAAGAGGATACTTAGAAAATAGAAAAATAAATCCGGATAAATTTTATTACACAGATAAATTTAAATCGTGGACAAATTCTCTAAAAGAAGTCTTCGATGATACTACTAAAGATGAACCTAGGATTATTATTCCTTTGTTCTATCAAAACACTTTAGTTGGATTTCAAGGTAGATCACTTGGTCCAAGTAAGATTAAATACATCACTGTAATGCTGAGAGATGACGCACCAAAAATCTATGGACTCGATGAAGTTCAAAAAAACAAAACTGTATATGTCACCGAAGGACCATTTGACTCAACCTTCATTTTCAATGCGATTGCTATGTGTGGAGCTGATGGTGATGTTAGTAAGTGGGGCATTAGTGATCCTGTTTGGATATACGATAACGAACCACGTAATACAGAAATCCTATCAAGAATTTCCCGTGCTATCGAAATGGGACAAAAAGTTGTCATCTGGCCTTCATCAATAAAAGAAAAGGATATTAATGATATGGTTTTGTCTGGACTCAATGTTCAGAGCGTGATAGAATCTAATGTATATTCTGGATTAGAAGCAAAACTTAAATTTACTACCTGGAAAAAAGTATGAGTAATGGTACAAAAGTAGTCAAGAGAAATGGATTGATCGAATCTCTTGATTTAGATAAGATGCATATAATGGTTGAAGAGGCTTGTAAAAACCTTGCTGGTGTTTCTGCAAGTCAGGTCGAAATGAAGTCCGGTATTCAGTTCTACAATGGCATTACAACGGCAGAAATCCAAGAAATCTTGATCCGTTCTGCTTCAGATTTGATTGATTTGGATCATCCAAACTATCAATACGTCGCCGCTCGTCTTCTTCTATTTTCTGTTCGTAAGCAACTTTATGGAAAGATGATGGAACTTCCTCATCTTGAAGAGCACATTTATGCTTGTGTAAATGCTGAAGTGTATGATAATGATATTTTTAATAAGTACTCTAAAGAAGAGATTGATTTTGCAAACTCCTTTATTCGCCATGATAGAGACTATTTGTTTACTTATGCTGGACTTCGACAGGTAGTTGATAAGTATCTTGTACAAGATAGGAGCACTGGGGGAGTATATGAAACTCCTCAATTCATGTATATGATGATTGCATTGACAGTATTTGCCGAATATCCAAAAGAAACTAGAATGTCATACGTTAAGAGGTATTATGACGCAATCTCAAGACACAAAATCAACATCCCGACACCAATCATGGCAGGAGTGCGAACTCCGCTTAGACAATTTGCTAGCTGTG